AAAGAAAAAGTTGAATCTAAAAAGAAAAACCCAATGAATAAAGAAGAATTTAAGGCGGCTCATGCTACCGAGCATGCATCTATCGTATCCGAAGGTGTTACAATAGAAAGCGCACGTGTAAAAGCATGGATGGCATTTCTAGAAACCGACCCAAAAGCGGTTAAAGAAGGAATTGAAAATGGTAAGTCTGTTGATATGGCTGTTATCGCTGAAATGTCGGTAAAGGCAATTGCAAAAGCAAAAGCCGGAGCAATCGAAAATGATAGCCCCGAAGGAACACCAACGCCAAAAGAAGAAACGCCGGAAACTATTGCCGCAAAAGAAGAAGCAAAATTTTTAGCTGAAATGAACGATGCCGCCGGTATCAAAAAAGTTGAGGAGACAAAGTAATGAGTGATATAGCAAATGTTGAGCAAACAAGAAATAAACTTGTAACAAATTACGATACTACCAAGTTTTTACTTGGCAATAATGAATATCAAATTGCTGCATATACTGATTCTGGAGCCGGCTCAACTCTTACTGAGGGTTTAGTTATGGGCCAAATCGCTGCAACAAGAAAAATTATTGCACTTGATCCGGCCGCGGTTGATGGTTCGGATAAACCAGTTGGATTGAATATTACAGAAAAAACAGTTACCGCAGCGGCAACCGTTTCAAATGTAAACATGGTTAATAAAGGTAGAGTGGCAGAAAGCCAACTAACTTTTAAAGCTGGTGTAACACTAGACTCCGTTATTGATGGTCAAACCTTACGTGCTAGGTTGAACCAAATGGGTGTAGTGTTAGAAGGTGGCACGGAATTAGCTGCATACGACAATCAATAAAAAAAGGAGATATAAAAAATGAGTATTCCAATTCAACAAGCAAGAAAATTATTTACTACTGCAACAATGCAGAAGTACAAAGAAGTGGTACCATCATCTTCTTTTTTAAAGTCTTTCTTTGATGTAAAGACATATGTAACAAAAAGCCTTAGTATTGAGGTCCAACGTGGTTCTGAATACATCGCAGTAGATGTTGAGAGAAGTAGCGAAGGAAACCGTAATACAATGGGTAAATTTACGGAAAAACAATATATTCCGCCTTTCTATAAAGAGGTATTTGATGCAACAAGTTTGGATCGTTATGATATCGCTTTTGGTCAACCGGAAAATATTGCCCCAACAACTGTTGGTTATCTTGCATCTGATGTTGCTGAAAAAATCAGCATGTTAAGAGAAAAGATTGAAAGAGCAAAAGAGTTGCAATGTGCGCAAGTTTTTGAAACTGGTATTGTGACCATGTATAATGGTGATAATATCGATTACAAACGTAAAGCAACATCATTGGTTGATCTTGGTGGTGCTGGTGGTTATTGGTCCGTTGCTGGTACTGATATTGACGCGCAAATTTCCGCGGGTGGTGATTTCATCCGTACATATGGAAAAAATAGCGTTAAGGAAATGAATTTGGTTATGTCCGGTTCTGAATTTGCCGCATTAAAATTAACTGATTGGTGGACAGATACAGTAAACTGGAGACGTGCAAGCCTAATGGATATCAAAATGCCTCAAGCAGATGCAAATGGTGGTGTTTATCATGGTGAAGTTTCTGCGGGTTCTTATCGTGTACATCTTTGGACGTATGACGAAATTTACAACGCTGCATCTGGTGGAGCAATAACAAGATATATGCCAGAAAATAAAGCATTTTTAACACCAGTAAAAGGAACACGTTTTGATCTTGCTCATGCTGGAGTACCGGCAATAATGACGGATAAGAAAAACGCAGAATTTCCAAGATACATTGCACAAGTTAGCGGTGAATATTACTTGAATAACTATATTGATGAGAAACGCACCGCGCATGATTTTGAATTGTATTCAGCGCCGTTAGCAATTCCAGTATCAGTTGATATGATTTACACAATGCAAGCATTAGCATAAACAGGAGGTAAAACTATGGCAAAAGTAAAGACTTATATGTTAGTAGCCCTTTCCATTCATTTGAATGGAAGGGTTTACAGAAAAGAAAATGGAGACATTTTTGATAGTGAATCTTATTCTGTTAAATTGCTAGAAGATGCCGAAAAGGCTGGTTTTCTTAAAGCCGTTTCTGGTAAAGAAGTTGAGGCATTTTTAAAAGAAAAGGCAGAAGCTGAAAAAGCTGAGTTGGATCGAATCGCGAAAGTAAACGTAGAGATCAAAGCCGACAAAGAGGCAAAGGCTGAAAAGAAAGCTGCTGACGAAAAGAAAGCTGCTGACGAAAAGAAAGCTGCTGACGAAAAGAAGTCTAAAAAATAATAATACTTGTTCTTTGAAAAATGAGTTTAGATAATGCACGTAGGGACTGGTTGGAATTCTCGCAAGGTGGATTCGCTGTTGATTTGACGTTAACTAATCCAACCAACCTTACTGTGCAAATCAAAGGTTTTGCAACCACTCATCATTTAGGAATTGATCCGGAAAACGGCCAACCCGTAAATACTAAAAATGCACATGTTTCATTTGCTGAGTCTTTATTGGTTGATTTAGCATATCCGGTTAGAGATGCAAGTGGTGATGTTTCAATGGTAGGGCATAAAGTTAGTTATAAGGATAGCACAGATACAATTCAAGATTATAGAATTGATGATGCTATGCCGGATGAAACGATTGGAATGATTGTTTGTACTTTAGGAGATCAAGTTTAAATGGCAAATATAAATAACATAATCCCAACTCTTAATTTTGAGTTAATACGTGATAGGATTGCCGAGATATTAACGGTAGAACTAGCACGGCAATTTGTTCTAACTGGAGATGAAATTTATAATGCAACCGTTTGGCTTGAAAGATTTGTTGCATTTGATAAGGCGGATATGCCACTGTTAAATGTATATTTTGTTAATTCAAATCATGAAAATTTCACGGTGCAATCAGGCAACACATCATTATCTTTAAATATTGATGGTTATGTTTCCGGGAAACATGTAAATGGGATTGATGGCGACAAGAATGCAAGCATAAATTTACAAAAACTTTTGGGTGCGGTATCATATATTTTGCAACATCCTTATTATTATAAACTCGATTTTGCAAGTGGCATAATTAGAAATAGACAAATTTCTGATATGATCATTGCACAACCAAAAGAAAAAGATGCAAGGCACATTGCAAACGGCCGCCTTGTTTTTAAGGTCGAAACTTGTGAAGATTATGGAGCATTAGAGGCAATTGATGCCGGAGGATATGACACACAAGTAAAATTAAATGAAACTGAAAAAGGATTTTATTACAAAACTAATAATTAAATAAAATGGCAATAAGTACGGCAGTAAGTATTGATAGAATTTCAAGAATAGTAGGATATAAATTAAAGGCCGCAAATTTTGCGCCTGACGTTCCATATCTACCACAAAGAATTATTGTATTAGGTGAAGCGAATACAGCAAATCAAGGTGGTCTTGCTGCTGAAATGTTTGATTTTACAAATGCAAAAGAGGTTGGTGATCGTTATGGTTACGGATCACCATTACATCAAATGGCCCGTATTTTACGCCCTCAAAACGGCAATCTATTGGGAGGTATTCCAACGGTTATTAGTCCTCAAATATCCGATGTTGGAGCAACTGCAACGGTTGTAAAGGTTGGAGTTACTGGTACGGCAACGGCAAATGCTACGCATTATATTGTTGTTTCTGGTAGAGATAATGTAGATGGTGAATCATATGCAATTAATATTGTTCTTGGAGATATTGCCGCAGCAATTGAGGCAAAAATTGTTGATGCAATAAATGGTGTTTTAGGAGCGCCAGCAACCGCCGCAGATAATGCCGGCGATATTGACATTACAAGTAAATGGGAAGGTGTAACCGCCGCAGAATTAAACGTATCTTTTGATACTGGAAACAATGCCGCCGGTATAACATATGCAGAAATTTCAAAGGTTCCCGGCGCTGGAGTTGTAACATTAACCGCAACATTAGCACTATGGGGTAGTGATTGGAATACTTTAGTAATTAACCCATACACGGATTTAATTGATGAGTTGGAAGTTTTTAATGGCGTTCCTGACCCAGTTACTCCAACCGGACAATATACCGGAATTATATTTAAGCCGTTTATCGCATTGTTTGGTTCTGTATTAGATACTAAATCAGGATTGGTTGCAATAACTGATGCATCCGCAAGGAAATCACAAGTAACAAATGTACTTTGCCCGGCCCCTGCATCCGCGGCACACACTTGGGAAGCTGCAGCAAATGTTGGTGCAGTAATTGCGCCTATTTTCCAAAAGAGCCCACATACACCTGTATCAGGTCGGTCTTATCCAGATATGCCAGTACCGGCAGATGGAGACATTAACGAAATGACCGCATACGACAATCGAGATTATTTAGTAAAGCGTGGATGTTCAACCGTTAATTTAACAAACGGTAAATTTACAATTGAGGATTTAATTACAACTTACCATCCAACCGGAGAGGTACCACCACAATTTAGGTATCCACGTAATTTAAATATTGATTTCAATGTACGTTACATGTACTATTTATTAGAGATTGTAAATGTTGTTGATCATTCAATTGCGGCATCAGATCAACCAATAAGAGTTGATGGAGTTGTAAAGCCAAAGCAATGGAAGCAAGTTTTAAATGATCTTGCCGATAATATGGCCGAAAAGAATATGATTATTGATCCTGATTTTATGAAGGATAGTATTAAAGTTGCAATTTCTACGGTTAATCCTGATAGAATGGAAACATATTTTGAATACAAAAGATCAGGTACGGTAAGAATCGCAAGTACAACCGCTGCGGCTGGATTTGCATTTGGAGTTGAATAAAAATAATTTAAAAGGATAAGAAAATGAGCTACGAAGGCGGTGATAATATCGAAGTAACGTACAACCACCCAACATTGGGAAATGGTACAATCTATTGCAAATCGGCAGAGGATGGAACATTTAATCCGGGTGGGTTCCGTTCAAACGATGATGATAATATGATTTCTGGAGATGGTCAAATGATTGATCAAATCAACCGTGTTAGATGGTCTTTTGAAATGACAATTGCGTGGGATATAACCGATGTTGATGAGGTTACAAAGTTATCTTCATTAGCCGGGTCGCCAGTTGAAACAAATTGGACAATCAGTAATGTATCCGGTGCTATATGGGCCGGAAAAGGAAAACCGGTTGGAGATTTAAAAGGTGCAACAAATCAATCAACAGCACCTGTTAAATTAGCCGGTAGTGGATTATTAAAAGAAATATCTTAATTTAAAAAAAGCGAATCATGGAAAAAATTTCGAGAGAAGTGGCCGTTATTGAATTTAACAAATGGTTAGATTTCAAAAAGGTTAAAACGTCAAAAAGAGAAGAAAGCAAGGAACAGGGAGAGCATATTATCTCTGCTATTTCAGAGGGTTTTATTACTGTTGATGATCAGTGTAATTTAATTCAAACGTTGGAGCACCCAATTACAAACAAAGATGGGGAAACAACTTTTTCAGAATTAAAGTATAAGCCGAGAATATCAGTAAAGCAACTTAATATTAAATTAAAGGGTTGTAAAGCGGATGATGTAGATGGTAGAGTATTGGCATATGCTGGGGCTCTTACTGACGAAAACACAAGCATTATTGGTTGTTTAGATACGGAGGATTACCGTATTACAAGTAATATTGTAATGTATTTTTTGTAGAAATAGACCTTAATTGCATCATTAAAACATTGGCTAGGGTGTACAAGTGGACACCTAGCACGATAGAAGGTCTATATATTGATAATATTGATTGTAATGGTATAATTTATTGGTGGGAAGATGCGAAAGAATACGTAAAAGAAATAAGTAAATCAGGCGGGTTAGGATTGTAACATGGCAACGACTTTAATAGCGGCAACTAAATTTACAGCAGTCGATAAATTTTCGGCCGTTGTTACTAAGATGGCAACGCGCACAAAAACGTTTGCTAGAACTGCCGTTACCTCATTTAACAAAGTACAAAGGGCGGAACGTAAATTACGTTCCGGACTTAAAAAATCATTAGGACTTTTTGGAAGGTTAGGGCTTGCGGTTTCCGCACTCACTATATTAACGGTCGTTGGAACGGCCACGGCGCAACTTGATAAAAATCTAAAATCTTTATCCGCAATTACCGGTGTTGTTGGCGCGCAATTTGTAGGTTTTGAAAAGGAGATTGATGCAGTTTCAAAACGTCAATTAATATTTGCTGGAGATACTGCAAAAGCGTTTGAGTTAGTAGGTAGTGCAAAGCCTGAATTATTGGATAATGCTGCAGCATTGGGTAAAGTTACGGAGGCCGCAATAATACTTGCAAAGGCTGGTGGTATTGAGCTTGGTGATAGTGTTAAATCATTAACCGTATCAATGAATCAATTTGGAGTGGGAGCCGATAAGGCATCAGAATTTATTGATATATTGGCAACGGCTCAACAAAAAGGATCAGGTACTATACAATATTTATCTGAGGCCATGGTAAATGCCGGCGGTACATCAAAGGCATTTGGTAATTCATTTTCTGATACGGTCGCAATTTTAGAGGGTTTTGCAAAGGCTGGCGTACCATCAACGGAGGCCGGCACACAATTAGCTGGTATTTTATCAAAATTATCAAAGGTTAGTAAAAAGGAGTTTAATCCACAATACACTAAAGCCACTGATATTATCAATAATTTAGCAAAGGCAAATTTATCATATACTGATTTGTTAAAAATGACCGATGTCAGAGGGGCTAAATGGTTGACAACTATCATAAATCAAAACCAAATTGTGCAAGAATTGACCGGAAATTTAAATGATGTTGGTAATGCTCAAAGGGTGGCGGATGTGCAAACAGCATCATTGACCGATAAATGGAAAGCGATTGTAGCAACATTTAAAAATGCTGTTACCACTACGGATTCAAATAGCGAGGCATTAAATTGTATTAAAGATATAATGACGAAAGTAGCAAAAAATATGGGTACTGTAGTCAAGGTGGCTGTGGCTGTGATTGGTATTTTTATAGCACTAAGCGCGTTTGTGTTACTCGGTAATGCTGTTTTACTGGCTTATGAAGGCATTTTGGCCGCGGTAACTGCCGCCCAATGGCTTTGGACCGTTGCAATGAGTTCAAACCCTATTAGTTTGATTATTATAGGCGTGGTGGTTCTAATTGCCCTTATAGCGTTAATTATAAATAAATGGAATTCGTGGGGTGCTGCAATATGTATTTTTCTAGGTCCATTAGGATTGATAATATCACTAATTCAATCATTCCGTAGAAATTGGGATATGATAAAAAAATCATTTTCTGAGGGTGGAATTTTAGAAGGATTCAAGGCGATAGGAAAAGTAATTTTAGATTCTGTATTAATGCCAGTACAACAATTGATGCAACTTATTGCAAAAATACCCGGCATGCAAAAAAGAATGCAACCGCGTATTGATAAAATGCAAAACTTTAGAGAGGGGTTAGGTGTTAATACAACAACTGATGAATCAGGGAAGCCATTAAATCCAGTTGTTGCAACTGAGGCGGCAAAAGCAAATGCAAAAATACCCGGCATGCAAAAAAGAATGCAACCGCTTATTGATAAAATGCAAAACTTTAGAGAGGGGTTAGGTGTTAATACAACAACTGATGAATCAGGGAAGCCATTAAATCCAGTTGTTGCAACTGAGGCGGCAAAAGCAAATGCGGAAAAGGCAAGGCGTG